AAGAGCTATTCATGGTGAGCCTACTAAAAATTATAGATGCCCTATATGTCTTGGATCAGAAGAAGATGTTAAAGGTAAAGGCAATACGAAAAATGGTTCTTGGGTTTTAGATCATTGTCACGAAACAGAATCTTTTAGAGGATGGTTATGTCACAAATGTAACAGAGCTTTAGGTGGTTTTGATGATAATATTGATATACTGAATAGGGCAATAAATTATTTGAAGGGTAACTAAGGAACTATGAATGAAAACAGTTAATACTTTAGTCAAAGATATATACGCCTTAGTCAAAACTAAACGAGTAGACAAGGCAGTAGACGCTGAAGCTGAAATAGAGAAGTTTGGTGAAGCAGTCAAAGACTTAATGAGAAAAGAGTTTACTAATCGTGGACACTTTGATGCACGTAAGTTACGTATGTCAAACATAGGTAAAGACGATAGGTATCTTTGGAATCATTACAACAACGTAGGCCCGAAAGAACCTATGCAACCTGCTACCTTAGTTAAGTTCCTGTACGGACACTTGATTGAAGAGTTGCTTTTGTTTCTCACTAGACTTTCAGGACACTCCGTAACGGATGAACAGAAAGAATGTGAAGTAGACGGTATTATGGGACACATGGACTGTAAGATAGATGGAGTAGTAACTGACGTAAAGTCTGCTAGTAGTTATGGATTTAAGAAGTTTAAAGACGCAACGCTGGCTTTTGATGATCCTTTTGGTTATATAGATCAAATCAAAGGCTATGCACATTCCGAAGGTGACACTAAGTTTGGTTGGCTAGCTATGGACAAACAGAATGGTCACTTAACTTACTTACAGTATGATTTAAAGGACACACAAGCTCCTGTACACAAAGTTTTGGAAGAAGACATAGTAGCTAGGGTTAAGCACATAAAAGAGGTTGTGAAGGCTAAGGAGCCTCCTGAGCATTGCCATGAGTAACATGAAGCTAGCCGTAGGTTGTTCTTACTGCCACTTTAAGTTTTCTTGTTATCCTAACTTAAGAATCTTTGCTTACTCTACTGGCCCTAAGTTTTTGACAGAGGTGAAAAATGAACCGAAAGTTCGTGAAATCCAAGGGCTATAAGAATAAGTACAGGTCAGGACTTGAGGCTACTTTTGCTAAGATACTACCTAAGAGACAGTTTTCCTACGAGCCTTACAACGTCCCTTACGTAATGCACCGAAACTATAAACCAGACTTTGTGCATAAGAAAACTGGTATTATGATTGAATGCAAAGGTTTCTTCAGAGCCGGGGATACTATGAAGTACAAGTCAATCAGAGACAGTAGTGACAAAGAGTTAGTATTTCTTTTGTCAGATCCTAACAAGAAAATACGTAAGGGTGCGAAGATGACTATGGGGCAGTGGTGTGACAAGGAAAACTTTAAATTTTTTACAATAGCTGAAACTAAGGAACTGGTGAATTATGTGTCAGCCTAGACTAACAATGGAAGAGATTAAGGAACGTCTGTTACAAAGATACGATCCTGATGACCTAGTGGAGTCTTTAGATTTGTCAAGTGAAGAAATACTTGATAGGTTTGAAGATAAGTTAATTAACAAGCTTGAGTACTTCGAGCAAGAACTGGAGGACGAAACGTACAATGAAGAGTATTGATGAAGCTAGCCCACAACAATGGGACGCAGTAACTAGGCCAGCACATTATAATCAAGGTGGCATGGAAGCTATC